GTAATGCATTGATTGAATGGTCAAGTGATTTTGAACTATATGAATATGTGGGGTTAGCATGATAAGTTTAATAGACGATCCAATGATTTCAAATGAATCACCGATCAAATTTCCAACAAGAGAGTTTGGTCATAGTTTTGTAGCACAACCAGCAATTGCTTCATCAGCAGAATCAATTGGTGATGTATTTGAACAAACGAAACCAAAGTGTGATGGATGTGGTAATCCATTAACAGGCACTGAATGCCTTAACTGCGCACAACAAACAATACTATGAGTACATACATTCCACAGGTTGATAATACTTCAAAAGTATTGAATGCTGAATTTGTAAAAATGACTATCTATAATCAGGATAATACAACCAGCGTTTATACTTTTAGTTCAAGTTATAAAAATGAAACCATCAATGGTACAGTTTATTTGGCATTAGGTGGTTTGCTTAATGTTGGTTCACAACAACGAGATATTCGTGTTACCAGTTTTGATACTGCTATAACTTTAAGTGGCATTGGAAGCGAGAACATTTACATTGTAATGGCAACCAAACTTAAAGGTAGTTTGATTGAAGTTTATCGCGGCTTTTATGATAACAATTATAATTTGGTAAATACTGTATTACGATTCAATGGTATCATAACAAGTTATACAATCAGCGAAGATTTAGATACCGATAATAGAAATGATGTATTTACAATTGTTGTTAATTGCAGTTCATATAAAACAGTATTAGAAAATCGTATTGCTGGTAGACAAACAAGTCCAAATCATTGGAATGAATATGAAGGTGCTCCATCAACATTTGATACTACAATGACCAATGTGCCAAATCTTACAAATGCTTATTTTGACTTTGGTGCAGCAGTAACCAATCAAGGAAAATAAGTTGGAAATTAGACAAGCAACCAAGCATGACATTAATCATTTAGTTGAAATGTTAATGCATTATAAAGATGCAACACCAGTTGAAAGATTTAGTTCATGTACACGAGAACGTTTACTTGAAGTTGTTAGTCATATTATCGCTGGTGCAGGCTTAGCCATGATTGCTGTTAAAGACAATCAACCAATTGGAATGTTGCTGGGAGTAATTGACTTAAATATATGGGATGAATCAATTCGTGTATTGAAAGAAGTAAGTTATTGGGTTGAACCAGAACATAGAGGTTCATCAGCAGGCTATCGTTTGATTAAGGAATATAGTGATCATGCAAGAAGTCTACATAATAGAGGAATGCTTTCCTTTTGGACAATAAGTAAAATGACAAATAGTCCTGATCTTGATTATTCAAGATTTGGATATGAGAAGATAGAAGAAACTTGGTATCAAGGAGAATAAATTAAATGCCTATATTCACAGCAATAGCATCATTTGTAGCAGGAGCAGTTGGTATTACATCAGCATTTGGTGTAGCCGCAGTTAACTTGGGAGTTCGTGTTCTTGCAACCAGCGTGATTTCAAGTTTGATTTCAAAACGTGATACCTCAAGTTCTCCAAGTGCTTCAGGTACAAGTGCAGCAGCACAAGCAGGTTCAAGAATTCAATTAAGTCCAGCAACTGATAACAAGTTAGGTATTGTTTATGGTTCAGCATTTGTAAGTCCAATCTTAGTTGATGCTAAGATCAGCACAGATCAAAAGACCATGTGGTGGGTTATGGCTTTATGTGAAGTCACTGATACAGGCACTCTTTCATTGGGTAATGTAAACAGTTTAACAAATTCTGATATATTTTGGGGTGATAAGCAATTGGTGTTTGGTGGAGCAGATAAAACAAAAGTAACTGCTTGGATCAATAGCAATGGGGAAACTGATACCAAATGCGCAGGTTATCTTGAAGTTTATTTATATCGTAATGGTAGTAGTTTAGGTGCCAACACTGCAACTACTGCAATTAACTTATTAAGCGATAGTCAAATTACTCCTGATCAACGTTGGAATAGTTCACGTTATACATCAACTGGTAAATCACCAACTATGTATCGTACAGCATTTGCGGTTGTTAAAATGATTTACAATCAAGATGCAGGTATCACTAACCTTGATCAGTTTAAAATCAAAGTAACAAATAGTTTAACAAAGCCAGGTGAAGTTATTTATGATTACTTGACCAATGCTCGTTATGGTTGTGGTATTCCAACAAGTTTAGTTGATGCAGGAAGCCTTGAAAGTTTAAACACTTATAGTGATCAATTGATTTCTTATAAAGCAGTTGATGGATCAAGCGCAACGCAACCAAGATATCGTATTAATGGCCCAGTTAATACAGGTCAAACTTGCTTACAGAATCTTCAAACAATGGTTGACAGTTGCGACAGTTGGTTGCAATGGGATGAAAGTGTTGCCAAATGGGCAGTGGTAATGAATCAAAGTTATTTGGATTATACCACATATGATGATTTGTTTATTATTGATTCTAGTAACATTACCAGCGGTGTTAATGTAACTCCAATTGATTTGAATAGTTCATTCAATGTTGTTGAAAGTCAGTTCCCAAATAGCAAGATCAAAGATCAATCAGATTATAGTTTTGTTTATCTTCCAACAGAAGATCAGAATCCAAATGAACCAATCAATAAACTTACTGTTCAGTTACCATTAGTAAACAACTCGGTTCAAGCACAGTATTTGGCTACTCGCAGATTGATTCAAAGTCGTGAAGACTTGATTGTTAGTTTTGGGATGGACTACTCGGGTATTCAAATTGATGCAGGTGATGTTGTTAGAGTACGTCATCCAGTATATGGTTGGGGCCCATTCCCAGCGAACCTAACGAATCCAGATAAGTTGTTTCGTGTTGAGCAAGTTCAAGAAGCCAAAGCAGAAGATGGTTCACTTGGTGTAAGTTTAACCTTAATTGAATACAATAATCAAGTATATGAAAATATCAATATTGATGATTATCAACCTGCTGCAAACACAGGCATTACTGATCCAACAATAATTGGAACACCAGCAGCACCAACAATAACTAACATCAATACAGAATCAAATACATTTGATGTGCAATGTATTATTCCAAATCCAGGTAGTGTGATTGCAATGGAGTTTTGGTATGGTCCTACTCCAACTATAGTTGATAACAATTATAAATTGTGGGACACACAAACCAACAGTACAACTCCTGTATATACTGCGGGTGATATTGAAACCACTAGCGTAGTTGGATTTCAACCAAGTACTTATTATTGGGCTGTTCGTGCGATTACTCAAACAACAAAGAGTGCATTCAGTGGAACAACAAGCCAATCATGGGCACCAACTCAGCCAGCAGCAAGAACATTGTGCGAACAAACTTTAAGTCAGGCAGTTGTTTACTCAGATACATTTAAACTATACAGTGCAAATACAAGAGGCAGTGTATTAACATGTGGTATTACTCCTGCAGAAAATGGTAGTGACTTTGGTGGCAAAGCAACTAATCAGATACAACTTGATGTTGGCATCAGTGCATATAGTGCAACTCAAACTAACAGTTTAGTTTCAGAAGTTTATATGGCAAATGATTATTTTAGAAAAACTGTTCGTGGTTTATGTACAGGAACAAATGGTTTCTTAATGGTTACCACTAATAATATCATGATGTTAGGTGCAATTGTTCCAAGTCCAGATCCAACAGCACATGAACTAAGTTGCTATTCATCAGTGTTTACTAGTACGGATCAATTAAATGCATGTGCTGCTAAACCAAATATGTATGTGGTTGGTGGCGCAAATGGCAAGATGTTTTATAGCGCAACTGGTTATAACAATTGGACAGCAGCAACAACGCCAACTGATTTTGCAGGCAAAACAATTTATGACATTATCTATGTTACAAGTTTAAACTTGTTTGTTGCAGTTGGTGGAATCTTAAGTGGTCCAGTAACTGGTGGCACTGCTTTTATCATGACAAGTTCAGATGGTATTACTTGGACTACAAGATTAAATCAAACAAGCAAAAATGGATTATTATGTGTTGCATTTAACGGCACAACATTTATGGCAATTGGTAATAGTTTCTTGGTTGCAAATTCAACCAATGGAACAACTTGGACAAACAGTTATGCATCAGGTGGCAGTACTTTTGCAATGTATGGATTAACTTGGAATGCAACCAGTAATCTTTGGATAGCAGTTGGTGATAGTTATCCTGCAGGTGGTAATCGTGTTAGCAAGATCGTGACTACTCCAGATACAAACAATTGGACAGTAAGATATACGGGTGCGGCTAATACTAGTTTGCGCGGTGTTGCAAATTACTTTAATGTTTATAACGATAATTTTGCTGCAGGTGCTGAAGGTGAAATTGTTTATTCAAGTAATGGTACTACTTGGACAAGTCAACCAAGTCCATTTACTGGCACTTATAATCTTTGTAAACAATTTGATGGTAAGTTTTATTTGATGGGCGAAAATATCTTTTACAATAATGTAATAACAAGTCCACCATTAGTTTGGGATGTTAATGATGCAAGTCAAGTTTTTCAAGTTATTGCTTTTTGGGATACCTATAGAATTTGGAACTTTGGATCAAGCCCAAATAGTTCATATGATAATACTACACAAGCAGTACAAGATCAATTGCCAAACAATATTCCAGTTGCAGCAACAATAAAAACAGGTGCATATTTGGCAGGTGTTCCAGTAAAGTTTATTTTAGTAGCAGGAAATTTAAACAATCCATCAACCCCAGTAACTACTTTTGCAGGCAGAAAATCACTTGCAATCACAGAGTTCAAGGGTTGATAAATACAAATAGGAGA